GGGCGTCTTATTGGTCTCCCGAAATTTCTTTCAGGTTTCCTTGGACGTGTGTTCGATCCTTGTAGTGGTGTGCTTCTCGACGATCCCGACATCGAAGCAATTCAAGCTTTGCGTCAGCTAACGCTGATGTTTAGCAAGATCGCTCTTCCGTCCGACGACCTTTCGGTCAACGGAAACCAGGTTGTAAGTCCTGGGCGGCAGAAGCGGGCGATGCTTGAGTTCGTCGAGTGTGAAGCGGAAGTAAAGGTATCTGACTCCAAGCGGACAGCCGTTCAATTGGCTAATTTCGCTAGAGTATCAGATATGCTTTTCGCAGAGGTTTTCTCGCGAGTGGACGAATTAGTCTACAAGCAGGAACTCCTGCCTAAGCATGGTCCGGGCGCTACCGCTGACCGGCTTTCCAGTAATGGGAAGTTTGATCAGCGGACCTGGACCACCCGGCTTGAGAGTATATTTCCTTTTCTGGAGTATGCCCTCCCTTCTCACAGTTATCACTGTGTTTTGGAGTCAGTCGACTTTCGCGAACCCGATGCCGAGATACCCGTACGGGTTATCACGGTACCTAAAACGCTGAAAGCGCCTAGAGTAATTGCGATAGAACCAGCTGCTATGCAATATGCGCAGCAGGCTGTTCTTCGTGAACTTCTCTCGTTCCTTTCTCAGGATGACATCCTGAATCGGATGATAGGATTTGAGGACCAGAATCCCAATCGGGACATGGCCTTCAAAGGGTCACTTAGCGGTGATCTTGCCACGCTTGATCTAAGCGAGGCTTCCGACCGCGTTTCCAATCAGCTCATACAGACGATGCTCCGAAACCATCCCTCTTTGTTAGAGGTGGTCCAGGCTAGTCGTTCCTGCAGGGCTGAGGTGCTTGGCCATGGGGTTATTCCCCTCGCCAAGTTCGCGTCTATGGGTTCAGCTCTCTGCTTTCCTTTTGAGGCAATGGTCTTTCTGACATTGATCCTCTTGGGAATTGAAGAGCAGCTAAGCACATCCCTTTCCCGACGTACGATCTCTTTGTACGTTGGACAGGTGCGCGCATACGGGGATGACTTGATTGTCCCCGTAAAGCATGTGCATACCGTTGTGCAGGCACTCGAATCCTTCGGGATGAAGGTCAACCTGGACAAGTCATTCTGGACTGGAAAGTTCAGGGAGTCTTGTGGTCGAGAGTACTATGCGGGCCAAGACGTATCTATTGTCAAGGTTCGCAGACTGCTTCCGACACAACGGCAGGACGCTAGTGGTGTTATATCGATGGTCTCGCTCAGGAACCAGCTTTACATGGCTGGTCTCTGGCAGAGCTGTCGTTGGCTGGACTCGTACGTACGGAAGGTTATACACTACTTTCCCGATGTCGAGCCTAGCTCGCCACTGCTTGGCAGATGGTGCTTCCTTGGCTACCAAGCCGAGGATGTTCATCCAACTCTTCACAGCCCTCTAGTCAAGGGTTATTACGTGAAGTCCGACCTCCCTTCTGATAGTTTAGATGGGCCCGGAGCCTTGCTTAAGTACTTCATTAAGTCCGAAGCACTCAAACGTGCCGAAGAGTTCCCGCCCCCGGAAAGGGCGCGGAATGACTTCTTCAGCTTGTCGCCACTTGCTGATGAGAAGCACTTAGAACGTTCTGGACGTCCCAAGCACGTCAGCATCAAGCTTGGCAGGAGGTCTCCGTTTTAACGGAGGCTTCGGCCCTCGGGCCGAGTGGGAGAGCCAAACTCTCTTCATCCTGGTAACTCGTAGAGCACCAAGAGGTGGAGAGAGGCTTTCTTCACTGTTCCGGGAAACTTACTCACCCTTCCAAGGGTGATCCGGAACAGGGAGATGCACTTTGGCA